GTTTAAAACGAGGTTATATTGCCTAATCTAAATCTTTTGTTTCTTCGCAATTAACACATTCGTAATACTGTATTTGTTCGCACCCAAATTCATGATCAAAGCTATCGTCCTTCAATCCCCATTCGTGATCACATTCACTTTGTTCAATCTGCGCTAGCTGTTCGTTATGTTCATTTAATTCTTGTTCGCTGTCTGCTATATAGTAATTTGGCATTCGCTTTTACTCCTATGTTTACGGCAAATATAACAACCGTAATTAAAATCTGACCAGCTAAAGCTGGCAGTTTATTACATGGTTATGTGTTTTTAATTCTAGCCGCTACATAGTCAACACATCTAATCATAGCCTTACGTCCGTCAATTATATTTTCCTCGCAATTAGGGTTGTGCTTACTTCGATCTACATGCCTCATTAATACTTCCATAATTGTGTTTATGGCGTGTAGCTCCTTGTCTTCTGTTTTAACTTCATAACTTTCTGTAACTGGTTCCATATCTTCCTCACTATTTAAAAACTAACATAACAAAAACTTCAACGTGACAAAAACAGCTTGCCACTACGTGTCTTTTAACGCTGTTTTCGGCAACGTTAATATAAAAGGTTAAAAAGAATTAACTCCAACTCGCCTTTTCGTCTAAAAATATATCTGTGTCTTTTTGATTTAACCACTTTGTTTTCTTATGTCAGCATTGGCACTCAAATCTGTTTCTAATGTGCCTGCGCCTTGTTCCTTTTTTATGTTCAGTCCATCGCTGGTGGTAGCTCGGTATATACTTATGCTTACCAAATAAACACATTATCAATCTAATCATATTTACCTCGTCAATTCATTTTTAACAACCCGCATAAAAGGAATTTAACTGTCGGTTCCCTCGGTTAAATCCTATTTGCTATGGGTTATGTTGCCTAAACTACATCAAGCCCATAACATTATTAAATAGCTTGCTGTTATCTTTTGATTTATAACCGACACCTAAAGCCCTCCTTTTGATTCCGGCCTTTCTGTTTCGGTCTGATGAAGCATGGCTGTTATTGTGGTATTTACCCCAACCGCGTTTTACATCAGCAACTTCAACCATTCGCTTTAAACCGCAACCACAAGCACATGTTATTTCTGTTTTCTTTCCCATACATCACCCAGTCAATGAATACTTTTACCCAAAAAGCCGCAATTAAGCGGCTTGATTGTCTTTCAAGTAAAAGCCTAGCCTTCACCGATAAAGGTTTTAAGCTCTGAATCTTTAAAAGCATCAACCAAAATTTCTTTAAACTCTTCAGCCATATCTTCTTCTTGTGCTTCAAGTCTAACAATTCGAAGGCTGATTTTAGGTCTATCACCACTCGTCAAGATGGAAACGCGAACCGTGAACGCTCGGTTATCTAATCCATGATAAGGATTACAAGTAAATTCAATTATTGCCGGGATAATATCTTGGTTTTTAGCTTCTATTTTTTCCATTGCCGACATACTTTCACTAAAGTCACTTACCTTACTGTCAACACTAGCCATTCTTTCAATGGTGATTTCACGAAGCTGTTTAACTGCTTGTTGAATACTCATTGATTTACCAGCTTTGCAAAGCACCTTGATATTACCAGCCCAATCTTCAACAAAGTTAGCCGCGTCTTTTTGATTAAGGTGTTCGCCGTTGACATTTAATAGTGCTTTGAACGCCGCCGTTTTATCAAGTTGGAGTTTAGCGTTGTGGCGTTGGTGAAGTGGGGCTTCTTCAGTACCAAGATCAAAGATTGTATTAGCTCGCATGTAATCAGAGTTAACGAAGCATTTAGCGCCTTCTTTGTCGAACTCTTTACAGTATTCGCCAAAGTCTTTAATTGACTTAGTAGCAAAAGAAAAGCGGTATGAATCACGCGTTGGCATGCTTGATTCAAGGTTGCTAACATCAAAGCCGCCGGGAACTACTAATAAATTTGATTTGGTATTAATTTTTGATAATTCTTCGTTTACATCGTTAAGTAAAACAGTTTTTTCTAAATGAGCAATCGCTTCTTTTGATAACATAATTTATATCTCTAATTAAAGTTTAAGTTGTGCCGGGAATAACCCGGCGTTTATTGATTAATGATTAGTTTGCTATACGGCGAATATTTGATTTAACTTCACCAGTTTCTTTATCGATATTTTCAGCATCAAGGGCGAATTGCCCATTATCATCTTCTTTTGGTTGATTGATAGTAAGTTGACCGCCTTTGCCAACAAAAAAAGCTGTATCAGTAACATCTTCTTCAAACTTTTTACCGCGTTTAGTTGGGTTGCTGGTTGAAAGTTTATGTGAAACGATAACTTGTTCATTATCGCCCATCTGTTGAAAAGTAAATTCAATCGTTACTTTTGCTTTTTTACTGCCGATACCGTGATTAAGTTGTGACATTGCCGCATCACTTAAAGCCAATGCTAACTTGTCGTTTAAAATACCAGCGTTACATTCGCCGATAAAATCAGATACGTTTGTTTCTCTTTGATTTGACATAATTGTATTCTCCGTTGGTTTAAAAGTTGAACTATCTGGAAATTCCGGATAGTTCGATTAAATTAATGTGTTGATGGTTCGGTTATTACATAAGCATAATTATCATCACCAAGTTTATAAAACTTATAATGAGATCTGAAGTGATCGCCAAAGTCTGATAATCCTGCTCTTAATTCTGAAAGGTATTGTTCACTTGTTAATTCACACTTGCGAACATGTTCAGTACAATAAGCTTTAACTTCACTTTCTGGCTTGTCTGACTTTACAGTGAACTCGCGGAAAGTATCGCCGTATCGTCTTTTTTGGCCTGAGTGAGTACATTCAACGTTATAACCGTTATCTTTGTGCTTTTCTGCCATTGGATCTTGAATCATAATATTTACTCAGTTTATTTGAAGTTTGGTGCCGTAATCAATTACGGCACCATTGGTTAATTACTTGTATTTATTTAAAATTCTAAATAGGTCTTGATGTTGTGAGTTTATAACGTGATATTCTTCACACCAGAAATTAACCTCTCTAAGCATTTCTTCATGTGGTGTTAGTTCTTTTTTGGTAGTATAGCCGCCCGGTGCTTTAGTTTGCTTGGTTGGCTGTTCTTCCTGAGCATCAGCGAATGTTTCAGCTAGTCTTTGTTCAACTGTCTTTTGCTCTATTGCTGGATCTAAATAAAAATCTTTAGGGGAAATTCGCTTGCCATCTTGCACAATGCCAGTACCAGTAATAACAGCATCTTCAATAACTTTTTCTTGCTCAGTTTTTTCTTTCTGCTCAGTTTCAATTTTAAGGCGTTCTTCATCGCGAATGCGTTTTTCCTCAGCTTCAATTTTAGCTTTTGCTTCACGTTCTGCTTTAACTTTTGCTTGGCGTTCGATTTCTTCTTTCTCTAAACGTTTACGCTCAGCTTCAGCTTTTTCATGTTCATTGATACGGGCTTTAATTAGATTGATAAGATCATCGTTATCTTTAAGCAATAACATAGCGTGATCACTAAATAAAAATCTATGGTCTTTTGCCAACTCAGACAAGCTATCTAAATTTTTACGGATAACTTGAGAAATTTCGTTTGCTTCAATTTTAGCATTAGCTAAAGAAGAATTAACCGCCTCTTCCATTTTTTCAAAGCTACGTTTACCCTTCATCACCGCTTCAAAGTCAACGACTACTTGAGTGATTTGAACCTTGTTTATGGTTTCGCTTAACTTGGCTAAATGCTCGTTAAAGGCTTTATAAGCGCTGTTAACAATAGAGGATTTCTTGGCTTCTTTGGCTTGCTTAACTTGCTTTTCACCATGCGATTGAAGCTTTTGAAGGATAGTATCGGCCTGACTAACAAAGCCATTGAATTCAGCGAGGCTTTCAAATTGCTTTTCAATATCGGTAGCTTGAGTTTTTAATGTTGCTCGACCAGCCTTAACGTTTTTATTGAAAGCTTCTTTGTCGGCGAAGTCTTGATCAGTTTCAAGGACAAGTCTCATTTGCTCGTCAGCGAGTTGCTTTATTACCGGGATATATTCGCCTAAGTTTGAAACAACAAGCGAACCTTCAACGCTACATTTGATAACAGGAAAGCTTTCTTGTTCGTTAGCAATGATAACTTCTTTTTCTGCTTCAGGTTGATAATCAGCTAAATCTTTTTCGAATTGTTCCCAACCTAAAATTAAAGCCTTTCTTCTTTCGGGCATTGATTCATACCACATTGATTCAAAGTTTTCTTCTGTACCGTCACTAGTAACAAAAATTACTTTTTCAGCACCAGAAACTAAAAGCTGTTGTTCTAATTGCCAGTAGTAATGAGGCTCTAAAATGTTGTTTTTAACATTTTCAGCTAAAGTTTTATTATAAAGCTTATGTTCAAAAGCAATATCCTCAAGCATTGTTAACCCATCAAAAGAAGCTAAAATTTTACTGCTTTCTAAAACACCTGTTACCGGGTAAAGTTCATCACCAATTAATTTTTCAACAATTGGTCGAGCCATTTCTTCAGTTGCGTGGCCTTTATCAAAAATCTTTTGTTGATGTGAAGAAACTGGCTTTGACTCACCCGTAAACTTCATTTTTAAAAGCTCATTGCGCCCCATGTACTTTGATTCATTCATCATTGCCGGGGCTTCACTTGCACCAAAGTTATTTAAACGTGTTGCTTTCCACTCTTCACTACCTTGAATTAAATTTAATGTAATCAAGTTATTCTCCTTTAATTGTTTTGATTTGATCTTTAGTTAAATTGCCTTTAGTGCTAACCATTGCAATTATTTCATCTGGTGTTTTTTTACCGCTTTCAATTGCCATTGACCATTTAGGGTAATTAGCATCAAAATCTTCTTGGCTATATTCATTAATAACCTTTTCATCTTTTGGAGTTTCTTTTTCAACAACGCCAGCTTCTTCAAAACGTTCAGCTTCATCAGGATCAATTATCCCACTAAAACCAAAAGCATAACGGGCGCATTGAATTGTTGCTTTATGGCGAAGCATACGAGCCGGAAACTTACCCCAAGGAGTTTTATTTTTATAGCGATCTTCTGTATCGCCTTGACACTCCGCCAAATACTCTATTACCTCAACAGGGTGTTTTCTGTCAGTACGAAACATTTTACAAGTAACAGCCTTTAAACCTCCTTCACTATCAAAGCTATCTTCAAAAGACATACCGTCAAAGCTTGGGTGAGAATTGATTATTTTTAACCATCCATCAATTGAAACTATTGGTTGAATGCCACCGCCTTTAGTTGGAAAAGCATAAATTTCTTTAGTTAAAGGGTTTAGTTTGTATTCGTTGGCAACCGCAATAAACACATTGAATTGTTCAACTGTTGGTTGTTGTTTTGATGGCATAACCGTATTTAACACGATATTTTCAAGCTCTTGAACATTCACTTTTAAGTGAGTTGCCATTTCTGTTAATGCTGTTGTCATTACTTAGTACCTTCTAAATAATTTTTAATTTCTGTATCTGATATGTGATCAAGGATTGTTTCAACGCCAACTTCTTTTATAAGTGAAGCCATTAATTCAAAGATACGAACATCTTCAAGCGTCATTTTAATATGTGGGTTATCTTCGCCGCGTTTTACCGGGCTTGTGCAAACTACTTGTTCACACTCTATTGCTAAAGTTTTATTCATGTTGTTACCTATTTGCTTAGTTACTTGGACGATTTAAATAATAGCATACCATTTCGATAAAACAACAATTAATTTTAATTTATTTATATTTGACAATTATAATAATTTAATTCATTATTAGCCCAACTTAAACAAATAGAGTGATAAAAATGGTTAATACTAATCTAGCAAAAATAGTTCAAGACGCGGCAAGAGATAAGGGTTTAAAAATAATGGAGCTTGACGAATTATGTGAAGATCTAATATACGCCCGTGTTTCTAAGGTTTGGCATGGCATTAGTTCTGCTAAGTTTTGTGATGTTGAATATGTTTTAGAAAAGCTTGATGTGAAAATTCATTTCGTTGTCAATAAAAAATAAAAAATGCGCCGACCCTTCAGTAAGCGCATTTATTAAGGTGTATAAAATGACTAAGAGAAAATCATTCATTATTCACATTGACAGTTTAAATATACTTGATGAACTAAGTGATGATCAAGCTGGTAAATTATTTAAAGCAATCAAAGCTCACCAGTTGGGTGATGAATTTGAATTCGATGCTTTAACGCGAATAGCTTTTTCACCATTTAAAAATCAGTTCAGTAGAGATGATGAAAAGTACATAAAGCTTTGTGAAAAGAACAGGTTAATAGCAGAAAAAAGGTATAGCACCAAACCTACCACTGGTGTTTCTGGTAACGACTCGTTACCAAGTACCACCAAATCTACCGATAATGATAGTAAGAGTAAGAGTGATAGTAAGAATGATAGTGATAGTAATAGTAAAGAGATAGTAACTAAGTCAGCTAAAGCTAACCCTTCTTTCGAATTGTTTAAATATTGGTGTGACGTTATGGGTAAAAACATTTCAACCAGCAAACTAACTCCTAAACGTGACAAAGCAATCAAAGCCCGGTTGAAAGAAGGTTATTCATTTGAACAAATCAAAGAAGCTATTAACGGTTGCCGTAATGATCCGTTCTCCATGGGTCAAAACGACAGACAGAAAAAGTTTAATGATATTGAATTAATTTGTCGCAGTGGTGAAAAACTAGAAAGCTTCCTAGAAGTAACTGTTCAGCAAACAGGTAATAAGCGAGATATAAACGCCATAGGTACTGATTTTTCAACAATACCTGAAGGCTTTAACCGTGAAAAACCTTATTAATTAACTGGTGATCAAAATGTCAGCAAAAGAAATTTTAGCCAAAGCAATACACCTTGCTAAAACAGGGGGTTTAAAATATTCAGAAGAAGATTTACTTAGACTTCGTGAGCAAGGCGCTATTGAGGCCGCGAAAGCTTTTGATACTAGAAGGCATGAAGCGGCGGTTAACTCAATTGTGGGCCGCTCTGGAATCCTGCCAGTACACCAAAGGTGTTCACTTGATAATTTTATTGTAAATAACAAAGAACAAGCTGAAGCGCGTAATTTTGCAAAATACTACATTGATTATTTTAATACTAATAATGGTTCATGTTTTATTTTTTCCGGCAACACTGGGACGGGTAAAAATCATTTGTCAGCGGCAATATGTAATTCATTAATGTCAATTGGCAAAAGATGCTTAATCATTACTATTTCAGAGTTAATGATCAAAATGCGGAAGTGTTACGGTACTGATGCTGAATATTCTGAAGATGAATTTATTAAACAACTAATCAAATATGATTTATTAATAATTGATGAAATTGGCGTAAACAAAGGTACTGATGCTGAAAAAATGCTTCTTAATCAAGTTGTAGATCAGCGTACCGGGAATTTAAAACCCGTTGGCATTTTAACGAATCTTGATGCTAATGAATTAACCAAAATGTTAGGCCCTAGAATAATAGACCGATTAAAAGCCAATAACGGGCAATGGCTGTTTTTTAATTGGGGGAGTTACAGATAATGAAATACATAACAAACGTTCAAACCGATAAAGGCGTAAAACATATTATTGATTGTGGTAATGGCAACGAAGAAATACTTCAGCCCGAAGGAGTTTATCAATATGGTGATAAGAAAGGTCTTCCATTTTTCCAGCCTTTTTATGAACTAAAGGTTTTTAAAGATTTTACATTTATGTTTACAAGTAATTCTCACCGTTCAACGCACTTAGCACAAATTGTTGTTGGTATAGAAAAAGTTAAATTCATTGTTGAGCATTTAAAAGGTAAAAACCATGAGTAAAAAATTATTAGTAGAACAAGATTGTATTATTGAACGCTTTAAAATAGTTGAAGATAAATCACCTTTACCTATTCTTGATGTTCAATTTGATGGTAAAAGCATTTCAATTGCTGATTTAGTTCATGTTGCTAATCAGCTGGCAAGTGCTTTGAATGATCGCGGTTGTTATTTTGAGGTGAAGAAAAATGGCTTGTGATATATGCGATAAAAAAGGAACTCCTTTAGAAGATATTGTTCCTGACTATCAAACTAAAGATATTAAGTGTGTTTGCGCTGAATGTGCCAGTAGAGTTAACGATCACTTATGGAAGTTAAGGGCAATGTCTCGAAAGCAAGAGAATGTTTTCTTAAAGCTTTTCATGAAAGAAAGAAAAGTTAATTTGGCAACAAGTGAGGTTGATAAAAATGCTTGAAGAAAGTGATTTTGATATTGATTGCCCCGGTTGCGATACACCAATAACAATTGAAAACGCTGGTGGTTACCGTTGCTTTTGTGAAAAGTGTGTTAGTGCAATGCCTTCAATCCCTAATGGTGGCCTTGGTTATAATATAACTGGTAAATACCCTGATTTTAAATGGGAGGTTAGCGAATATGAGTCAGACTAGTTTTGATTTTCCATTAACTGAATTTGAAAAAGCAACAGCTGAACAATTAGTTTCTTATAAAATCGCTAAGAGTGAAAAAGAAACTGATGCAAGTGTAAAGCGTAGAATATCAGCTATGATCAAAAGCGATAAATTAATAACTGAAGTTAAAGCGCTTGTTCATAAATGGAATAGCAAACGAATTAAATTAGGATTAAAGCCCTTTAAATAAAAAAGCCTAACCGATTAAGGTTAGGCGATCTTATTAACAACATGAAATACCACGTCCAAGCAGTGAAGGAACTATAACACATGAATAAAACAAGCGAAATAATAAAAAACGAGTGTTGCGGAATTGGATTGCTCACAATTGAAAAAGAAGAATTAGTTAAGCAAGTTAAGACACTTGAAGCGGAAAAAGATTTTCTTGAAAACCAGCTTAAAAATGCAATAGCTAAAATACAAAGCGATAGCAAAAAATGAAAATTCAGATGATAAAAGAACCGGGCGGCTTGTTTCGTCCTGCTGATGATATGGAATATGAGAAAACAACCAAGTTTAAAACGGGTGAACCATATTTTGCAGAAATAAAACTTTCAAGAAATCCGGCATTTTTACGAAAAACAATGGTTTTCTTTCGTTTCTGTTTTGCTCATTGGAATGGTGACAACGTTTATGAGTTTTGCTCTCCAACAGAGCAATTCGAACGTTTTAGAAAAGATTTAACGATACTTGCAGGTTTTTATGTTCAAACGCCTAGGTTAGACGGAACATTAAGAACTGAAGCCGAATCATTGTCATTTGAAAATATGTCAGAAGAGCGCTTTCAGGAATGTTACTTAGCCTTGATTCGCGCATCGTTAAAACATATTTTTCACAATGCTGATGTAAACACTGAAAATCAACTGATGGGTTTTTTCTAATGATCACTTATAACGATATAGCAACAAGGGAAGATAAAATATTTCTTTCAAATGCCCGGCGATCACTTGGTAAACATAAATTTGAATCATTAATTCCAAAGGTTAAAGTTGTTTTTCGTGAAGCTTACAATGACGAGCCAAACGAAAATAAAAAAGAGAATATTGCAAGACGAGCGGCAAATATGATTTATACAACAGCCATTAATGAAAAGGTTTAAAACATGCCAGTAGCAAAACTAAAATGTAAGTGTGGCTGTAAAAAATATCAGCTTCGTGAAAAGGTAGCAAAATACCCTTACGGCAACTTTTTCGACAAGTCACACGCGGATAAATGGATTGAGGATAAATATAAGCGCGATATAGCAAAGAAACTAGCGAAACTTAAGCAAGTAGCAGTTAAAGAAAAGAAAGCTTTTAACAAAGAGACTAAGCGCCGAAAAGAAGCCATCAAAAAAAGAACGGGTGAAAATGGCTTTTATGACAACTTAAAAACTCAATTGCATAAATATATTAAGCACGTACTTCGAAAAGGCGAACCATGTTATACATGCGGCAAACTTCAACGAGTAGGTGATTCAGGCCAAGCTTTTCACGTTGGTCATTTTATACCACAAAAGTCAGTTGATCCCCGGCGGTTTATGTTAATCAATTTAAGAATGCAATGTTACAAATGTAATACGCATAATTCAGGCATGAGGGCCGAATATAGACAGCGATTAATTGAAGAAATTGGCCTTGAAAAAGTTGAATGGCTTGAATGTGACGCGAATCATAAAGAGCTAAAAGATCAATACCCTGAGATTTCCGATATAAAAGCAGAAACATCAAGGTATAGAAAGTTAGCCATAAAATAAATAATTGCCCGGAGTTAACCGGGCTTTTTTTTAAGCTACTACCCTTCCCAATCCAACAGGAATCCATTTACCTGACAAGCTCATTACAAAAGTACTTCCAGTGTAATGGCCTGTTCCGCTGCCTAGCGTAAAATTAGTGCCTCCAACCTCCATGTGTGCGCCATCGTTAAACTCTACGCCCCAAGTATCACCGTAAACATATATTTTTCTTCCGACCTTGATCCCATCCGAACTAATCTGACAATTCAGCCTGTTTGCTCCGTTACCGTTAACCCTGTATTCGTCGATGCCATTGGTAACCGCTACTGTTGTACTGTCACCATTAAATGTCAGTGTTAGTGGGTTTGTAGTTTCAGTGCTACCACCAGAACCGACTATGTTATTTATTCCTTCCTTATATTCCTTAGCTCCGAACTGTAAAACTAACGGCAAAGTATCGGTGTTCGTAACTGCCGGGCTTATATATGAATTAGAATTTATTAACCATATCGAACCAGCTTTACATGAAACTTGTCTTTGATAATTGGAGTTATTATATCTAATCTTCCCTAATTCCGCGTTCACTACTTCTGCTGTATCAGTAAATATCAAGTCTAAAATACCGCCTAAGTCAACAGTTACAGGATTACTTACAAGTATGTGGTTTGAAGCGTCTGCACCTCTAAATTCAACTATAGCCCCAGACTGTACCGATATTGAATTTAATGAACAGTTCTTTATTTCTTGACCAACCAGACCAGAAGCAACAAATTTAACGTTTGAGTTATTAAAAGCTAATATGCCAGTGTCCGCCGTATCTAACGTTAACTGTCCAGACATTGTTAATGTATCGCCAGCCGTTAACGTACTGGCAAGAATTGCACAATTTTTAATGTCTGTTTGAGTTAAAGTAGTGGTAAATTCAAGTTGACCACCGCTTTCAGTTAATATACCTCTCGATGTTATTGTTTTATCTCTGCCATCACACGTGACATTAAGAGAATGTACGTAGCTATCCATCCTGTGAGATGTTAGCAAGTTATTTACATTTGTTGATCCTGCGGCGGTAACTATATGAAAATCTTGAAGCCCGATCTGTCCTTGAGCATTATAGATCCCGTAAGAATAAGTGTCATTGGGCGCTATAACAACGTTGCTTGGTGTGGTTGAGTTTCCTTTTATGACAATGCCACCAATTAAATCATTACCGTTTTTTTGTGTTCTTGCTGATATAAATTTACTGCTTGCAAATAATATTGCATCTCGAGGATACGATCCAGTAGGTAAATAACTTGTAGAAAAAATCCCATCATCAAGTTGAAGTGTTTGCTGATGCAATATTTCTATTATTGGGGGTATCTGATCATAAGCAAATTGTATTGTCTTAAAGGCATTTGAACCAGTGCCGAACCCATGAAGTAAATCATCAGTACCTAGCGCTTCATTAACAAAGTAAGTAACCGCTTTTTCAGTTATTAAAATTGAATTTCTTCTAAAGATTGCTAGTGTAGGAACTCCAGTACAAGCAAAGTAATTTATATTATCAATAGTCACTGTTGAAGCTAAAACCACATCACCAAAAAACCCCCTTCCCATGTTAAATATTAATTCTTTAACACTTATAGTCTGATTCAATTTAATTGAAGTGTCAGATTGTGCCGACAATAAAGTATCATAACTAATAACAACTTTATCATTTGCTATTTCTTCATTGCTCACGGTTGAAGGATCGTAGTTTTCTAGCCCTGTCAACCCACCGTTCCATCTAAGGCTAAACCCTGCAATGGGATTAGGTAAAGATAAAGGCTTTGAACCTTGTTGGGATTGTGCAGAAACTAATGTTCTGTTGGTTACATCTTCAACTTTTTTAGCAATAGAAACAACGCGATCAAAATCGTCATTTACTGTATCTGGTCTAAAGTCCCCGTTGTTTTGATAGTCTATTGATCGTGCTGATGGAACATTTGAAACAATAGTTACCAAGTCATTTGCATTAGCGCCAACCGATAAAATTACAGTACCCCCATCTTCATCACCCAAACCAGTTACAGTATAAGCGGTTGTCAAGTCGGTTGAATCATTGGCATCTTGACCGCTTGGGGTGATATAAACATTTAAATCAGTGCTTTCAAAAATCTTGAAAGTATAATTAAAGATAGCTTGGGATGCATTGGCTGTGTATTCGTTTCTTGCTGGTGATACTGTAATAGTCATTTTATTTCCTCGGGTAAAGTTTGGCCTTTCTTCCACCAGTAATCTTGATTGAATTCTTTTTTACGCTTTTTCATTATGCGATTAAATTTTTTCTGTGCTTTAGGATCAGACATTAATTCTAATTGGTCGAATATAGCATTTTTAAATAAATGAGTTTGCCAAATATCCGGCGTATAACGATCAATAAATTGAATACTTTCGCTTAATACGTTTGTTTCTTCTCCTTTAAACGCTTGCTGAACATTACCTAAAGTTAAACTGGTTACTTTATTAAACAGTTCACCAGTTGGCCCGGCTAACGTTTGTTCAATGCCACCACCAAATCTATTTTTATCACTAAAAACAAAATCACCCAATATGCCTAAGCCGCCGCCCTGCATAAAAGCGGCACCAACAAATTTTTCATCAACCGGGCGAGGTTCACGACCAGCCGCGATATCTTTCATTTGTAAAGCGGCACCACCTAAAGCAGATGTACTTGCGGCTAATAATCCAACATAAGAAAGCTTTTCGCCTATTGTTGATTGCATGGCGGCACGATAAAAATGCGTTGTCATGATTGTTATAGGGAATGATTTTAGCATCATAGCAGACCGCCAAGCTTGACCAGCTATTGAAGCGCGACCTAAGCCACCAGTGGTAAAAGCCCTAACCCTTGAATCAGGCGTTGGTACTGCAAAATCAGTTTCAGATAAAACCATTTGATGAAATTTCTTTCCACCGTCTTGAGTCATATCGGCAAACTTTGCGCCTTTATGTGTTAAAGGTTTTTGTGCTCTGAATACGTCCCAATCTTGTTCGCTAATTCCGTATGATGCAAAAGCCTTCTTGGTGCTTGGGTCTAAGTCATTGAATTTAATGGTAAAGTTATCAGCAAGCATTGAAGAATATTCCATACCAAAAGCTTTTCGGCCTGCATCAGTCCAAGGGGCTAATAATGAAGCCCTCATTACGCCTTCAGCCATCTTTTGAGTTGCATCAGTGCCGTAAACATCAGCATAACGATTTGCACCAGTGGCGCGACCTTTCCAAGCTTCGGCAATCAAACCCATTTTAACGGCGGCTATTCTATCGGCCTCGTTAGCTGGGTTCATTAAGCTCATTTGTTTATTCAATACTTTTAACGCTGGCAAGTTATTATATCTAGCTGTTATTGCTTGAAAGCCAATATCACTAAAAGCAGATAAAAAAGCTTTGCCTAGTGTTGAAGCGGTTATTACATTTCTAACCGATTGCATAAAATCAGCAAGTGTTGTTAATTCGCCTTGGTTAATTCGCCCGGTTGCAACATCAAAAACCATTTCAGCAAATCGGCCTTGTCTTGGTTTGATCTCGCCTTCTTTTTTTACTTGATTTAATAAAGCGTCAAAAGTTGATTTTGGGCTAGTGCCGAATATTTCCATATTAGCAATATCATTAGCTTTTGAACTAACGTGATCAGTTAGTGTTGTGAAAATATCACCTTTACCGTAAACCTTTTGGTATTCAAGCCAAGAATCAGCATCTTTGAAGAATAAAAAGCGTCTTTCACTTCCTTTACGTGACAATTTAGCGCCCATTCTAGGTACAGTGAAATCTTTAGTTTTATTCAGCCCACCGCTAACAATAGTTTCAAAGGTAAAATCTAAAGCTTCATCAAATGCTTCATCAGTTAATTGATTGCCGTTATCATCAAGCATGTTGTTTCTATCGAGCATTGGCGTTATTTTTTCTTTCCATAACGCTTTAGATTCTAATTCTGTTTTACCTTTAGCAAGTAATTCACGAGCATCATGATTCTGAGGCATTAACCACTTTTCGTTTTTAGATATTGAACCGCCTTTAGCATTAAAATCAGTTCGAATAGTTTCAGTTACATCAGCCCATTGTTTAGCAAATTTCATTATCTGAGGATCATCAACCGCTTCACCATAAATAGCGCGAACAAGATTTCTAAGCCCGGCTTCATCTTGGCTAAAGCCTATATTACGAGTTCTGAAAACTGATAAAGCTTCAGCAAGCATTGAATCATATTTACCTTCATAAAACTTACCAAGGTATTCAACGTTAAAATATCCGGCTTTTCCTTTGGGATCTTTGGTTAAAAGGCTAATAAGCCCTTCATAAGCTCCGTTTGGGTGAGTTTTGATATTATCCCAAGCTTGAGACAATCTAACAGCCTGAATAGCCGCCTCTCGCTTTTGTCGTGATAAGTCAGTTAATACAGAATCAATTGCTAATTCAGGATCATCAGCCGCCTTTATTCGCTCAGCAATATCTTTTGTGATTTTGCCAGCCTTAAAAGCTATATCTATACATTTATCGAATTTAGATGGCACAAGTAAGAACCTCTTCAATACCTTTCATTTCATCATCAATGCTTTTCATAAACGCGCCAGCATCAACAACCTGATCATCTTGAACTATACGCGGATTTTCTAAAGCTTTAAACGCTTCAATATCAGCATCATATTCTTTAGTTAACCCATTACGTTCAACAACTGATCTTTCTCGCTGGCTAACTGAGCCCGTTGTTGCTTTTTTTCTTTCTGGTTGAATGTAATTTTCTTTTACTTTAGATGGTTGATTAACTGCTTTCATTTTATTATTTGTTTCAGTTAAAAACCTTGAATCAACATCAACTTCAGCTTCAGTTTTTATTTCATTTAATCGGCGTTGGTGTAATTCAGTAAGTTTTCCTTTTTCCAATTGAACTAAATCTGATTTTGCTTTAACTGATAATTCATCATTAGCCAGCTTAATTTTTATTTCATCAATATTAGCTTTGACAGTAATTAAATCTTCACCATCAAGTTTTTTAGCTGAAGTTTCTAGCGTTGATAGTTGTTTGTTTAAAGCGGTTCTTTCAGCTTTTGAAATTTTAGCTGAAGCATTAGCTGTTAATTCAGCTTTAATTTCTTGAATAAAGTCTTTTTCAACTCGTTCTAAATCAAGGTTAATTTTTTCAGGGTTTAAATTCAAATCATCTTCAACGCGAGATAAGGCTTCAAGTGACATAACAGCGTCATCATCAAGCGGTAAGCCTTTCGTTTTTTGCCTAACGTTTTTTATATAACCTGATATGCCACCAGTAAAACCACCAATAGCGGCGGCGCCAGTGGCGGCGGTAACAATATTCAACAAAGCGTCTTTGAATTCGAATGGTGAATTAATATCGTGCTTGTGTTGATAAACCAAAGGCTGAATCATTAGTTCAGCGGCAATAGCTAAACCAGCCTCATTTCTGCCAACAGTGATCGCCCGGCCTAAAGTGCTTAAACCTTTTACTGAAGTTCCAGCTGTAGCAATCGGCATTGTTGCAATGTTAATAGGGTCTAGCATGTAAGCCGTTGCCATACCTAAAAACTGAGCCATGCCATTTCCGCGCTCAAATACATCGTTTGCATATTCACGGCGTTGTTTTAATAACTGAGCTCGTTCATCAAATAAGGTTTGATCACTCTTTAAATTAAACTCAGGAAAATCTTCACCTATTTTTTTGTAATTAACATCACCCACCGGGCTAGTATATTCATCAATGTTAAATGCGCCTGAATCACCATGCTCTTTTACTTGCTCTTTACGTTGATTAAAGCCTTGCATATTTAGCATTGAAGAAATTGATAATTCTTCATCGAACACTTGACCAACACCAGCCGCGAAAGTTTCACTAAAGCTAGCCTCTTCAACAAAACTAGCTTGTGATAAATTTTGTGATACTTCCCTTTTATCTAAGGTTGATAAAAACGGCATAATTAAAAGCCTCTCAATTTAGAAATAGCTGATTCAATTGTTTTAGCTTTAACGAATTTTTTAGCTTCTTGTTGTGCTTGTTGCTCTTGAGTGTATTCAATGATCAACGGCTCACCATCAGCCTTAAATAATGCTTGGGATTCATTAGCCATAACAATGTATTTATTTGCGCCAACACTTTTTATTTTACCGTTCTGAATAACGTTAGCTGCTTGATTATCAGTAAACCCAAGTACACCGCCCAAAGCTTCAACCTGAAGCCCTGAAAATTCATCAATAAAATCTTCAAAAGTATCTTCATCAACTCCGCGAGGCAATTCAATCTTGTTACCGTTAACCTCTCCTATTCCACCAGTAACAGCGCTTAAAGAGTTTTCCCAAGCATCAACATCAAATACATCAACATTGCCAGCAGTTGACGCGTAATGAGCTTTAGCCGCTTCTAATATTGACGTTTTATCTTGTACACCATAAACATCACCAAGAAAATCTTCAGAAACGCTTAAGTATTCGCTAGGTTTTGCGGCGGTTACTAATTTATTTTTTAATAATTCTTGCCCTTGAAACACAGTAGCCATCAAAACATTGTCACCAGTTGCGCCAGCCATTGAAAAAGCTTGCTGGTTCTTTGGTGAAATTTGAGCCCATACCGCCGGGGCTTCATTTAATGCATTGGCAAGCTGAACTTTTTCAGCAACCGTCATAGCTTCAATATTTCTTGATAACGAATTAGCTTCTATATCACTTAAAGGTGATACAGGCACACCGTAATGATTGCTTAATGTTTCAGCTTGATCAGCTTTTAAACTTAAAGATAAAGGATCTGAAGGGTCAAATGATACTTCTTGAATCAATCCTTGCTGAACACCTAAAGAATAACCGTCTTTAGTTGCCGCTTTATTTATTTCATTATTTGCTTTTAGCATTGCGGTTAAATCAGCCACATCATCTAACTTGCCAGTTTCTAAATCGTTTAATTGTGCATTTCTATCTTCAATAGATAGCACTGAAAAAGAAGCGGTTTTATTTATGCGATCAAAATGTTCTTGTTGATTAGTTCCGGCAACTAATTCTTTAACGCGAATTTTTTCTTGTGGGTCAACTTCAAAGCCAAGGCTAACAGCTGTTTCATATTGCTTTAATGCTTTATTAGCTTCTTTAGTAACAGTTTGTGAGCGAGCGTTAGCTTTTGCTTTTTGGCGGTTAATATCCGTTTGTTGTGAATTGGTATAAGTTGACCATTCGTCAGGAGTCCAGCCTTTTGGGGCTTTACCTCTAATTTTATTTAATTCAGTTTCAGCTTCTTCAATGCCTTTATCTTCTAAAATATCATCAAACTTTTTACGAGAAATTTGTTCAGTCATTTCACGGTTTATTTCACGTTTTATATTTGAAGCTTTATCACTTTTTAAATCACCAGATTCAACAAGGCCATCAATAGTTGTAAATGCTTGTAATGCAGATTCAGCGGCCCCGGTTGAATTACCTTCGCGGGCTAATCTTGATGATTCATTACTAAAAGAAGTTATTGCTTCAGAACTTTCAGCAACAGCATTCTCTTTATTTTTAATAATGTTTTTTCTATGGACTCGCATTCTTGAATTTAGAATTTGATTTTCGGCAAACTGAGCAACTTCATTTTGTACCGAAGGATCAATAGACTTTAAAACACCATTGATATAGCCTTGCGCTTTTTCATTGAACTGAGCAACGTTATCAGGGTTTTCAGCTTCAATAGCATTAATAGCTTCTTTGGTATCATTGCCAAGCCCGGCAAGATAAGAAGTTTCTAAAGCTTTATTGTATGCCTTGGTTGATACGCCACCCGTTAAAATGGTTTCAGCAACACCAGCTTCTTTACGTTTAAATGGCTTACCTTCTTGAATGGCTTGTTGTGCTTCTTCTTCACCACGCTTAGTTTCAACAGTGTCAACCAATCGTTCAGTTGACTGTTTAAATGATTGAAGGCGATTCAATAAAGAATTAGCACCTTGAACAAAGCCAGTTGATAAATTTTGTTGCTGAATTCCAACTTGATCAGTAAATCTTTTTGCTGGCATTAAGCACCCCCTGAAGCGGCTTTAGTGGCCTTTTCTTCAAGCGAAGTTATCAAACCAATATTAGCGCCTGTTTTAGCTTGTCTTTGCGCTATTTTTCCACGGGCTTTTAAAGTCATTGCTTTTAGTTTTGTTTGGAATACATCGCGCTCAGTTGCTACTTTTTCACGGCGAACATCTTCTTTCATTACGGATAATGGCGAACCCTCAAAAGCGGCAATACCACTAGCGCCAGCGCTAGCATTTTGACTCGCCAAAGCTTCAGCTAATCGACCTTTGCGATCGGCTTCTCGTGAAACTCCGGCGGCTTCCTCTGCTTTAGCGGCAATTTCTGCTTCGCCTCTTGCAATATCACCTTGAGCCCTTTGCAATCCAAATGATGCAATATCAGCTGAAATACCCATTATGCTTTCACCTCTTGCCCTATTGACAATATAGTCATATTAAAGGGCGTATCTTGAGTTATAGTAATATCAGCCTCTAAACTCCAACCTGATAAAGTAATTCTTTTCAAGCCTGTTTGCGGCTCTGGTGCATCAAACTGATTAATACCAATCGTTTTATCGGCTAGTCTTTGCCCGTTAACAATAACACCATTTGATTCAAATAAATTTAAAGCGGCTCTTAATATTTTTTTCTTGCTTGCCGCATTTGGCCCGTCTTGCAAACCAATATTTAAAGGCATTGTTTTAATTATTGGTGTATAGGCAAGCCCGGCTTCAATTATATCAGCATCACGAGTAATTGTTATTTGACCACCTGAAACAGTAAACTTGCCTTGGTAAGCGCCATCAGCTTTAACATCAACCTCTTTACCTTCCAAGTGATTAAGCCCGGTTAATGTAGGGGAGCCGCCAACGCTTGTTATTACAGCACTGTCAGTTAAAGCGACTAATGATTCAACTTCGACATAATAAACCGTTTGTGAGTTAATCTCGCGCTCTACTAGTAAATACAAAGTGTCGCTAACAACTGAAATTGATTTAATTAAACCACTCGCCCAACTTGTGAACGCCTGAACGCCTTCAGAAGCTAAAGTATTAAATACGGTTAATGAACCATCAGCATTTAAAATATAAACATAATTTGCATCGCTTTCTTCAGTGCCACGGCTAGCCACCATTTCAACGGGGCTTTTAATTAAATGCGGAGCCAGTGAAGAAACTGAACCTGATTGATTCGATTGAAACTCATTAACAAAAACAAATTGATTGATCACTTTACCCGTTCTTTGAACAAATAAAGTAACACCATCAATACTAACCGGGCGAACTCTTTTTGAACCTAAATTAGTTTGCGGAATAACAGCAACCGTTGAAGGTGTAACTGGTGAAGCTTTAACGTAAAATTCAGCGCCAGAAGTAAACACTTGTAAAGAGCGATTTGAAAATATACCTGTAATAGCGTTTACTTGATCTGTATCAAGTGTTGCATCAATGCTTTCATCATCACGAGCCCGACCATCATCAAAATTAAAAAAGTCGTTTACGTTTGAGCCCCATAAAGTGGCAGGGCGAGAAGTTGAACCGCCAAAATACAAGCGCCCTTCATGGAAGGTACACGTTCTAGGCCAGCCACGAAGAACAGACCAAACATTTTCAGCGCCAGAAGTGCCAGCTTGATCACGAGTTGTAACGCCTTTAAATGTTGTTTTTTCTGTCAATACTGGTGTTACTGTCAATAACTCCCAAGCATCAGCAGAATCACCGCTCAAGGTTATTTGATAAGCGGTTAGCGGGGTTGTTGTTGTAACCGTTACACCTGTGTTGCTAGTGTTAGGTAAATTTTGAATTGCATCTCTAATGCCTTCCTGATTTGTTGAATCATCACCACCAAAAACAATTTCTTCAGAAAGAATGCCATTCAAAGCAATTTTATACCGATCACCTTCACTAGCATCAGTGAAAGTTATCGTTTGAATCTCACTAACTGGAACGGGGCTTGAGCCATCATTAAAGTTAAATTGTGGAAAATTAACCAAAGGCAAAGCATTAAAAGCCCATGCAGTATCAGAAGTCCTTGATAATGATTGCGGGGCAATGCCTTCTTGAGTTATCACTGCAGTATCAGCCGACTGAATATAATCAGCTTCTTTAATTTGCGCTAACGTAAATGGTGAAACTAAGTAATCATTGCCTGAACCATTAATATTAGTTTGAAGGACGCCATCTTTATAAATTTCAACTTTAAGATCAGTAAAAACTAAAAGGTAACTTTGTTCAGTATTGAAAGAAAAGTTTTCTAATCGACCATTACCAAAAGTTGAACCTAAAAATTCTTGTCCGGGTCTGCGTTTAACCCCACCTTGTGGAAGTGTTAAAATATTTGAAGCAGTACGCAAGCCGTTATAATAAGCTTGTATATCAATTCGACCTAATAAAAGAGGGTCTAACTCCCCTCTGTTCATGTTGCTTTGAAAGTTCCAAATTCCCATTATCTGAACCCACCAACACTACCAAAGCCACCACCGTTTCTAGCATCAATTAAAGGTGAATCAATAATTGATATTTGCGGTCTGTTTTGGCTATCTATTGCCATTGCTTTATTGATTGCGTTTATTGCTTTTTGCTCATAAAGTCCAGCCTTGCCAGTATCTTCAGTTACAGCAATTGCAAAATCAGCCGCTAATAAGTATTCAAGCGATTTAACAACGTGAGGCGGCAAATTAACTTCATCAACATTAAAAATATAAGTACACAATAATTGTGTTTGATTAGATAAAAGAAGGTTGCCTTCTAAAATATAATTACTATGGCCCTGAACATTCCATATTCTGATTAAATCAGTTGGTAATTGAAAGGCGTATTGATAGCCCGTTAAAATATCAGGTGTTTGAGATAATCGGTTTAATCGTTGAGACTTTAAAGCAAATGACCAAGGATGTTCGCTTAACATTCTTTTTTTTGTTTCAGGATAAAGGTTGGCGGCGGCTTGAGCGCCAGCGCCGGGATCATCAAATGAGGAAATCGGATTATCTCCGATTAAAAGAAGAGCGTTAGACGCTATATCGATAGAACTAGGCATAGCTAACCCCTAAATTAAAAGCACTTCCTTGTGCTATTTGTTTTTATGCGAAGTCGTTAGCAGATTCTAAAGTTGCAACGCCATCACCATCAACAGCCATTTTTAAAAAGCTGGTTGTAGTTGCTGAGTCTGTCAAAATAACATCACCATCTTTCAAACCCAAGCCGCCAGTTTTTGACGAAGCGGCATTGAAATAACCAGATCCTTTAATGGTAGCGATTGCATCAGCAGATGAATAACTAAATATTCTTGCCGCGTTACTGTTTGCCATTGCTGACAATGGGATAAATGTACCAGCTGAAAAAGCCATAGTTTTAATCTCCAAAAATTAAAATTGCGACCTAGCAAGCTAAGCCGCGTTTATTTTCTAAGCTTGCGCCACAAGAACGGTTGAATCAGAAAGCACTTTAACAATACCAGCGTTTTCACGAATTACCGCACCAGCTTTATAAACTGCATTAGATAACCATGAGGTTTTCTGTGCAATCCAATCAACAGATGTTTTCATATCTAAACCAATAGCGTAACCAACCGCTTTTTTATGGTAAGCAAATGAAGCACAAGAAGTTGTTCCATCGCCCGGTAAGCCACCTTCTTCACGCGTTTCAATTACGCAGAAAGTAAAACCAAGGAATGTATCAATTTCACCCTGAACCAAAGCTTTAACGCTATTGTAATCAGCGCTTGTTACTTGAGTTGTAGCAAGTAATTGATCAAGGCTATCAGCTGTAATAGCAAGAGTACGATCACTAGCAGGAACACCACGTTTAGTTAATCCTTTTGTAGCCGCTCGACGAATTGCGGCAACAGTTAAAGCAACGGTTGCGGTTAAATCAATCAATAAACCTTCAGCTGATGAAGCTGGTGTTGCACTGTAAGTACCAGCCGCCATTGCATCAATAATAATTTGATCTTCACGGCGAGCAATTGCCATAGCGATAGTTTCAGCTAACTCTTGTTTTTCATCAAAGTTAACTTCAGCTTGATCAAAGATATCTGTGTATTCTGGTGCATTCCAATTTTCTAGGTTTGCAGTAGGGCGAGAACGCTCAACGTCCATCGGTGTTACATCTGCTTGAGATGCTTTTTGATTTGCTAAACCTTTACCAGAAGCGGCGAACTTATATGCTTCGCCTACCACGCCAGTTCGAATTGAAACTGTATTTCGTAATTTACCTGATGCTTGATAAGCATGCTTTACTTCACTATCAAATTCCGTGACAGCCGCGTTTGTTAGAAACTTACTCATAATGAGTACCTCTTGATTAAATAAATTTGTTTTTATTAGTAAGGGGTGTGTCCTGAACGGGGCCGCCTAACTAAATTAATCTTTCGATTCAGTTTAATTAGTCATTGTTCAGGCTCAAAAATGAGGTATCTGATAGACTTAATTAGAATAATATACCTGTTTACTGTTAAAGTAAATTTAATACCTCGCTAACTAAACATAGTTATAGCCTTCTAGCTTGTAAAAAACAGCCAATGCAGAAGGGGCTGATTGAACGCCAGCAGCAATCAACGCCGCACTAGGGGAGGTAAAAAGAAGATCGCTATCATCTACGCCCGATGTAGGATTTAAAGGATCGCCACCTACAGAGCTTTGCGCCCATCTATTTCTTACTATTGTTCCAGCGGTAAAGAAAATAGGGGACATATCAAAAAAAACATTAATGGTGTTTCCGTTTGCTATTCGTCTATTGACTGACGTGCCTAGCTGTAACCAAGTGGTGCCACCATCGACTGAAGCCTCCGCCTGAAAGAATGCCTCCACGTTTCCGGGGTTTGTTTTTTTTGCAATCTGAAAGGTTTGCTTTACCATCAATGGCCCTGATTTATTCACAGTTACTTGCCCATTTGCCGCAACTGTGATTATCCCGTCAGGATCAGAACCCCCGGAACCTAAAGTGACAGTAGTCAAAACATCAAGAGCCGGGCCGGGCTGTGTAGAATTTTCTGAAAACCTTGCTGATTCAACATAGTACCCTTCAAGGGCGCTTCTTGAGGTGACAACATCAAGAAAAACAGTTGCAGAACCATTTTCATTTAAAAACCTACCTACGAAATGACCATCAGAAGCATCTAGATTTATAAAGTCACCACTCTCTATCTCGTTGATTTTTTTGATAAAATAGTCCGATTGCATTGTATCGGCTGAACTATCTGTTGTTCTGTAAGTCCATATATTAGGCAAATCGCTGTTTCCGTGACTTGATATAGGGCCAAAAGTTTTTTGATTGAATGACATGTTTGCTACCTTATTAATATACAATGTGAATGTTAAGCGGTTGTTACCGGGTAGGGGTAGGAGCTACCCGGTACGCTTAACGACTAGCCAACCATTTGGCGGTTTTCTTCTTGACCGTAAAAATCATTACGTGCCTTTTGATACTTTGCTTTAAACGCTTTATCTGTGTTAATTCTGCGTTGACCGTTATCATCAAGCTCAAATTGCATAGCTTTAATTTCAGCTTCATCAATACCCGGACTACCTTTAGAATCATCTATATCAACCGATTTAGCACCAGTTAATTTAATGATTTGTTCAAGGGCCTTAACTGCCCCGGCATTAGTGGCGAAACCTTCAAGCCCTGCCAACGTTTCAGAATCAAGGTTTTTACTAGCCCATTGTTGAATATTAGTAACTCGCGCTTCAGCGTTATTACCAAGCTGTTTCATTTGATCAGTTTTATAATCTTCATTGGCTTTTTGTTCTGCTACTTGTTGCATAGCATAAAGATTAACAAGGCCGCTTAAGCCTTCTTGACTCATGTTTGATTCTTTAGCAAATTCTTTAGCGGCTTGAAGCATTGGATCATCAGCGCTAATTTCAACACCAAGTTCTTTAAGTTCGTCACTCAAAACAACTTCAGCATATTCTTCAGGAGCGCCAGTAAACGCGCCGAACTTAGAAGATAGTTCAGTGTATGCTTTCGCTTGTTCGGCAATAGATTCTTCTTGTGTTTTACCTTCAGCAACGTATTTACTTTGCAACCATTCAGGGGCTTGGTTTTCTTCACCACCATCATTATTTTCATTGTTGTTTTCTTCACCGCCGCCGCCTTCGCCGCCATCATCGCCAGCTTCTTCACGAAAAACACGACCTAACCAATCTTTATTAATTAACATATTACTTAGCCTCTACTGATTTTATAGTTAAACAGATATTGCGGATAAATTCTTTTTTACCTTCAGCAATACCAGCTTCGAATTGTGTTGAATTTGGTGTGACCGTTGGGGCCATTATTAAAGCTTCTTTCCAGATATTCAAAAGCTCTTTACCTTGTGGGTGTTGTTCAAAAACCTGATGAATTATCTGATCTGTTTTATTCCACATTTGTTCATTTTCTGCTTCGATACGCGCTAATTCAGCAGGGTCATTAACTCCGCCCATAGCATCAAAGCCGTTAAACTCTTTGTTCATCTGTCACACCTTGTTCAAGTTGTTGTTCAGAAGCCGCTTGAACTTTTGCGGCAACCTCTTTTGTTTCAGCTTCACTTCTAAGCAATGCCGGATCAGTTCCTAATTGTTTTTGGAATGCCGCTGGCAAATCTTCAACTTTAACCTTAAGCCCAAGAACTTCTTCAGGTACAAATTGTGCCATAGTTGAAAGCCATAACTGAGTATTCTGAAACTCTTCAATATCTTCAGCTTTAGCTAATGGCGAAGATTGTTTTATTGTCACATCTTTACCATCAACAGTAATATCAGGTATTTTTCCGCGACCAATAAGAATATCAACAGAAGCCGCAACAATTGGCTCAATCATTTCTGTTTTCTGTCTACCAATATTTGCACCTGATTGTTTTAAAAACTCTTGGTTTCGAAGAACATTTTCAGTTGCAGAACGAACAGGATCAGTTATTTCACCCAATGGCGAAGAAAAGAAAGCCTTTCTAATGTTGTTTTGAAAGCCTTCAAGCAAGTTATCAGCAATACCCAAATTACCAGAAAGCGGCAAAGACCTTAATGTAGGGTTTGCATTATCATTTGAACCAACTGGAATTATTGTGGCTGGTGCGATTCGTGCCGTATGTGGATTAAATATACCGTCACTTTTACCAGTATAAACACCTGACATTTGCAATGCGGCATTTCCAAGCGTTAGTTCAACTATTTTATTGGCTGTTCTTATGTCAGGTAGCTTTTTAATTGCTGGCCCTCGACCATAAGCTTCACCCGGTGTAACTGACCAACGAAAAACAATTAAACGGCGAGTTTTAAATTCCTGAACAAGTAAAGAGGATTTTTCCCAGATAACAATTTGAGTATAAAGTTTTGATGTAGTGTTAAACAAAAAAGAATTGGTAATATCAACTTCTTTTTCAGGGGTTTTATCAATAATCTTTTGTAGCTTATCTGGTATTTCAGCGTTAGGCCATGTAATAGGAATATTTCCGGCTTCGACTTTTTGCTTTCTAAATGTGTTTTTGATTGCTCCCCTTGCTGGCTTTTCAACATATAATTCAGCAAGAGGAATATTAGTGAACTTAAGAGCGCTTGATTCATCAAAATCATTCTCTTCAATAAGAATTGCGCCAGTTCCAACGCCTAAATCAAGCAATGAAGGTGTTATTTCAGTATCGAAGTTAGAATGGTTCAAGTTGCTAAAAAAAGTATCTGTTGCGGCTTTTAGTGCTTTGTTAACTTCTTCAACCTGATCTTTCGGTATATCATCGCCAGCTACAAGGTTCATCCATTGAGTCCAGCTAGGAACTAACGAACCTTGGATTCTTGAAGCAAATTGATCAATACCTTCTTCAGCTGTTGAATCATAAACAAAATGGCCTTTTCTTTGACCGTTAGCGGTTATGGTGAACGTTTCACGATTAGGCAATGAATAATCCATTGCTTCTTGGTGTAATGTTCGCCATTGCTCATACCGTGAATTAGATGAAGCAAAGCGTTTTAGTATTTTGGCAACTGTACCTAGGCCATTAGGTATCTTCATTATACCGTACCACCTAAATTAGTTGATTTAGTTCCGGCTTCACTTGTTTTAATTAGTGAACGTCTACCACCTGAACCGCTTTTAGCTAAAGCACGCTTGCGAGCAATAGTGCTTTCTTCTTCAGCAAGGTTTAATTCATCAGCTTGTCTTTGCTTTTGAATCAATAAGCTTTGTTCTTTTTGTGCTCTTTGCGCCGAACTTTTACCAGTTCTGAACGGTTTATCTGTTGCACTCATGATATTAGCCTTTTATATAGTTGATAAGGCGTGAACGTCATAAAAGACTTCATACCGATTAAAGATTTAACAACCTCAACACAGTTAAAGCGGCAAAAATGCCCCCTGTCTTTAGTTAAATCATACTTAACAATAACTGTAACAAGTTTATTGCATTTTGTCAGTTGTTCAAAATTTGCCTTGTTATTAGGTATTATATCAATATCTAAATGGCTTCGCATAGGTTCAGCGATAATTAAGAACTGACCGCCCGGTGATTCTTTGAAGGCGTAACAATGACCAAAGCCTTTTTTAATGAATCGCTGAATCCAATGTTTATCGGGAACATCTTTAAAGCAAATGTGCCATTCTTCAATAACGTCATTCATTATCATCACCGACAACAATCAACTCGTCTTGTTCGCCTGATGCCAAGCAATTAAAGCACACGAAGCAATCCCCATCATTATCAACCCAATCACTTGAGCAGTTAGGGCAAGTTTCAACCAAAGACATTAAAGCCCCCGGCTTGTGTTGGTGCTGAATTACTGGCTTGCTCGCTTATTACAGCTGAACGACCTTCCCCTTCACCTTGAACACCATACTCTAAAGCCTCAACGATATGAGAATAATCATTTTTGTCCGGTTCATCTGTGTATTTCTCACCTGACACCATTACGCGCCTATAACAAAAGCCACCCTGCAAACCCTTTCTAGCCATTTTTGCCTTAGGTAAAATAACAAATCTTGGCTTTCCATCCATGCATAGCTCAATCATTGGCTTTTCTAATGCGGCCCGCCTTAATGTTGGCTTGTTGCTTTCGGTTGGTTGGCATGGAATGCCAGCGGCCCTAACTATTTGAAATGGTGTGTCATCAGTTCCTTGTCCTTTGTTGTCACCAGAAGGATCGCCCCACCCTTTATATTTGTGTCCGGGGTAGTTAGCCTCTAAATAAAGCTTTAGTTGTGGCGCAAAATCAACAGCACTAAGATCTTCAGCTAAGAATTCATCAAACATAATCCACCTGTTGAAGCTAGCTTGTTGTAAAAAAGCGCACGCAGGAGTACGACCGAAATCAAAACCTAATATTATCGGCTTGTCCATGCTTGGTTTAAAGTCCATATCTTGACAGTGAACAGAATCAACATAGCGTGGGTGTACTGGCTTGCCATTTGAGACAAATCCGTATTCATTCGCTAAGTTAACCTTTATCCAATCATCTGATTTGTTCGACATACCGCGCTTATAGTAGCCATTAGGCAAGTTGTTGAGATTTTCAGCGTTATGATTTATCTTCCAAGTTTCACCGTCCTTATAAACTCCGCCCGGTTGACGAAAGAAAGCCCATCCTTCATCTTTGTTTTCTTCAGCCGCCTTGTAATACCAATGATCTTCATCTGGTGCGTTTGAATCCCCCACCATTCCATGCCATGTACATTTAATTCCTTCTTTCATTGACGGGAATCGTCCGTGACGCAAATCAAGCATATCAACAACAGACTTTGCTAATTCTTTTGTTTCGTTTAGCCATATGCCAGTAGCCTGAATTCCCCTTGCTTTTTTAACATGATCAGGTCTATCAAAAGCAATAAACATAATTTCAGCCTGTACTTGCGTTCCATCCTCAAGTTTAAAGTCCAATCTGTGCGTTGGCGGCTCTTTACTGCCTTGCTTGAATACACCTAAATCACCGTGAATCTCTAGCCAATCCTTGATGGTTGTCGAGAATAATTCACTGTAAGTGTTACGGGCGGCTATGAATCTGGTTAGGCGTTTATTGTAGTTTTTATGGTCTTCTGATTTAACGGGCTCTTGTTCACACATTAAGTCAAATATCTTTAATATGGTCTGAACTGTTTTACCTGAACCAAGTGGGCCCATGATGAAAGTATTGCGCTCTCTTGAGTCAGCAAAGTCTTGAAGAACTTGCCCTTGAGGCTGTAATAAATACTCTATTGTTTTATCACTCACTACCATCAAACCTTTTTCTTGTTGTCTTAACTACCAAGTCACCAGTTAAATCAACCTTATCAGTGAATAATTTAAAGTGTCGGCCTAGCAACTCAAGATTCTTAACTTTATCGGGCCACTTTATTTTTTTAAGTAAGGAAATAGTTTTTTCTTCTTTGTTATTACCGCTTATTTCAGTTAAGTCTATTCCGCTTATGCTTGTTCGCCATGTTTTGGGCCACTCTGATATTGGCTTGATGTTCATTTCATCATCAAGGATTTCGATAACATCCATTTCATCGATTGATTGAAGTCTTTTTACCACATATTCCGAATTTAATTCGACCTTCTCAGCGCGTGTATCAAATAAAATTTGGATTTGATTAGCTATGAGAGGTTTTAAGAGGTTTTCACTACCTATCTTTTGTGCGGTCTTTTTGCTATATCCTGCCCTTATAGCTGCTTGGGTAGCATTTAAATCAACAAGGTATTCTTTACAGAACATTTCTTGCTTTGCGGTTAGCTTACTCATGATATATACCCCACATAGCAGATAGGTCCAATGTAAAACAATATGGTTAATAGCCACCATGTTAGCTTTTCTTTGTTTGTCTTCATGGGAATAATAGAAACTCAATAGCTTCTTCCTTTGTTGGGAATCCATCAGCCATTAATTCAGCCCTTATTGCTTCGGGTTCATTGTAGAATATAGACCAGTAGCCATTTACTTGAGAAAAGATTATCTCGTAGTTGTCAGGTAGTGATTGTTTAGCGTTAAGCTGATTGTTTAGCTTTATGGCTTCTTTACCTTCCTGTTCTGTTAGCTTTTCGTTGAACTCTTTAGTGAATTCTTTAGATGGCTTAATCATCATTCACCTCAACTAGTTTATAGCCAAAATCAGCCAGTACATTTTGAAAGGCATCAAGCAATTGTTCGTTGTGGGCTTTTTCTTCTTTGACTTGGATTAGTTCAGTGGTGAGTTTGCGGTTTTTTATTCTTAAGTCAGTGATTATAGATTTATATTCTTCTATAAACTCTTTGTATTGTTCAGAGGTTGGTTCTTTCATGGTAATCAGTATCCTATTAAGGGTGATTAGCCGCATGATTGCGGCATTTAATTATTATAGCTTATTTTCTTTTGGTTGGCTCCGTTCTTTTTAAGCCGTATTTACTAAGATAATTAGCATATCCTGACAGTGTGGCAATTTCACTTAAGCAAGCTTTCAAGTTTTCGATTTCAATAGCTTGGCTTTCAAGTGTTACTTCAGGCTTTTTAACTTCGTCGGTTCCTTCATCAACAGCGCGATCAAACTTCATTGCTCGTAATTCAGCAACTTTTTCTTCATTAAGCTTGAAATCAGTAACAGCTTTATCAAAAAAGCTTTTTGCAACACCAATAGTTAATAACCCTTCATGGTCAAGCATTTGTTGGTTTATTTGTTTATGCGCTTTGTTTAGATTGCTTATTGCTGGCATTTCTTTTACCTCGTAGTTGCTTTTCAGCGTTAGTTAGTTTTTGATTGATTGATTTAATAGATGAATTTTTCTTTGCTTCTTCGATTATATAAAAACGAATATCTAAAAATGTTTGTATCTGCAGTCCTACTTCTGAGAATTGCCCGGCAAGATTAGTTAAGCTTGAAGCGGCTTTTTCCATTTTGCCGCGTCTAACTAGCTCTATTGTTGTTTCAATAAGTTCATCAATATGATTGAACTTGCCTTTTATTTTATATGTCAATTGAAGCCCTTATTTGCTTTGTTTAGTGTTGGCATAGTTAACGCCAAAACTTGCACTTACTATTATTCCGAATAATGTGGTAATAGGCATAAATAAATCAGTTAACTTTGAAGTAGCTAAAACCATAGCGGTTTTATCGCCGAACCCGAAAAATTCACACGTTAGTAGCATCAAGGAAACAATCAAATATAGCTTGTACATTTGCGATACATCCTTAGACAAATCTCTTCGCATTTTTCCGTTTGGATCAAGCGCTTTAATTTTAAGAACTTTTGCTTCAGCGCTTTCTAAATCTGTTTCTATCCATTCGGTTGCTATGTTTTCAATTGATTTAACTGCGTCACCAGTAAAGAATTTGATTATCTTGTCAAACATAAAGCCCCCTAATTAAATAAACCCATTAAGCCAGCAAAGAAAGCACTTCCATCAATACTGATAACATCAAGGTAAAGTGCAACGTTTGCCAATACTAAAAGAACTAGTGATATTCTTGTGTCGTTAACCTTTGCATTCCTCCAAGAGTTTCTAAACTTAATATCGCCATGCTTTTGAGCTTCTTTTAAGTCGCAAATTCTGCACAATAAATTGTTTGTTATAATTTGCTCGGCTTTAAGCTCTTTTACTTCAGCAATTAATTCAGCGTTCTTCGGAGCGGCTTTTTGTTTTAGTTCATCCATCCCATCGCCCTGTTTTTGTTCTGGTGTCTATATGCGTAAATAGCGCATAACTACCAATACCAAATTTGTTAGGGTAAGTCCCTTTTAAGTAATCTTGAACAATAGAAGGACTTACATTTTGAATCTGAATATCGGCGGCCCGGCCTCTTATGTGGTATGAACCTTTAGAGCCGCCAACATCAGAATTGTGAGCCGGGCATCGGTTACCAGAGGTAATTTTTACTGGTAACTTAAAGTAATCTCTAAGTGATTGAAGTGTAACGATTAATTCAGCATCAACTGTATCATAATCGCACTTGCCACACTTACATTTAAACTCTGCCCGGCTAAAGTTTTTTGAGAGTTTCATTACTTAAATCTGCGAATTACATCAGATTTGATAAGATGTAAAATTTTATCAAAAGGAGCCATTGCACTTTTTAAGATTTGAACCGCTTCTTCGTGCTCAAGATCAACACTGAAAACATCAGTAAATTTACCTTCGCTTTCGTGAATCAATGGGCGTGAACGTTTACCGTCTTGCTTTGTTTGCTCAGAATACCAGTAATTAACCTTGTAAGTAATTGCTTCAAGCTCACTTTCAATTTTATAATTATCTTCACAGTTTTCAGAGTGACCCGTATTTTGTGAGGATTCAGAAAAAGCACGAACAGCAATAAAAGCTTGTGGGTACTCTCCGCCATATTCATCAGTAACTTTAGAAAAGAATGTTTTAACTGGTGTATTCATTTTGTTTGCCTTTTATTAAGCGTGTAAAGCGTGATTATTAGCATCCGCTTCAAGTTCACCCAATGTTATTTCACCATCAGGTAGGTTGTCACCATCAACAGAAATAGCCGCTAGCTTTTCCGCTTCAAGCATTTCTTTAAGTGTATCCCCTAGACCACTAATTTCGCAAACCTTTTCACCGACACGATATTTAATACAAGGGTCTAAATCAATATCAATTGTTTCTAGGCCCCATAACATATCAATATCTTTTGCTAACTCTTCATCATCAACAACACGTTTACGATTGTATGAAATGCCCGAATTAGCCGCCAAAGAAAGCGCTTCTTCATATTTAATGCAAGATTTAACATCATCTATCAAGCTTTCACTTAATGCCATTAATTCAAACTCTACACCTTCAACAGTGAACAGTTGAATATTAAGTTTTGCCCGATTTGCAAACCAATCACTAACTATAAATTTACTCATTTTATTTATGCCTCTTTGTTTAAAATAACTTTATTAGATACCCATTGAACAATATGTTTATGATTAAAATCAACGGGCTCAGTATTACTTTTTTGAAAATGATTTTTATTTTTTAAGCATTTTTTGCAAATACCAATAACCCTATGATCAATAGTAAATCCATCTTCAGACAAGTCATAATGATTCGCCCTTACTGGTATTAGAAAATCAGCCTTTTTTATTACTGGTGGCTGTTTATCAAAACAAGTCATACACCAAACTTGCTTTACTAATAATCTAGATTTTTCTTCATTCATTCTTTATCAATGCGGTATTTGTTTTGTTTATTGTACACCTTGGGTTGATTTACCACAATTCCCCACAATTCCCCACATTATAAAACATTTACCGTTGTTGCTATTGAATCCTTGTAATAAAGATGAAGTTTATTATCTAACTTGAATTGAATCTTGGCTTTTTCTATCGCCTTATTCCAGTTTTTAGTATTAACAAAATACTCAGCAACCTTGCAATTGTTCGGCGCTCTACGCTTTGGTGTAAAAATTACTTTTGTTATTTTAATGATAAATCACCTCTGGTTGATGAGTGAAAGGCGGAATCAAAATAAAGCTTTCCGTCTAATCCGCGCAATTGCCGAAACAGCAAAATCATAATTAACTGTAAATATTAAAAATTCTGCGATTATGATTCCGTGTTTTTCTGGTTCGGCTTAACATTAGTGTTATGCGGATTTGCGTAACTCTGCTAGCGTAGCGTTAATTACATCATGCTCCGCTGGTGTCGCCCAGTATGGGCGCTTAACCTTGCCTTCTGCCTCGCGCCTTGACTTTAGTTCAGCTTGGCGCTCTTTGTTTGATTTACTCATTTAATTTCCCACATCACACAAGCCTTTTCACCGTATCGAATATCACCAACCAAATCACAGTTAACGTCTTTCTTGCATTTCTCGGTAAAATAAAGCCCGTGAGCCATGTAAGTATCAAAGTGCTTGCACGAGTCACATCTCTTTTTTAACGGGTCACTGCCGCACTCTTTTTCGTGTTTTTCTATGCGTGATTTTACGTCTTTTTCATTGCAGAAATCACACTGGTAATAATTTAACTTTTTCATTTTAGCCAACCTTCATTTGACCTTTAAATTCACCTTCGTTTCTAGCGCCTTTAACCTCTAGCCCTTTCATCGCCCAATAATCAGAAAGCTTGGAAACTGCTTTTTCAAATGTTTCCGCTTCAATGTTTCGTGCGTTAACTCTGTTCTCGATTACGATGTAGCTAATATTAAAAGTATTCATTTTATTTCTTCCGTTGCGTTGTTGATGTAGTAACTATAATCTATCGTTAGCGCTAACGCAAGTATTAAAGTGAAATAATTTGAATATCCGCATAACAAGGTTTTCAAAGCGGACACATTACAGCGTGCCGCTTTCATTTAGCCGTTTAAAACGAGGTTAGCAGGAATTACTTAATCGCTAAACCACTCGTAATTATCATCGAAAAACTCTTTAGCAACTAACCACATATCTGTTGCATCTTTGTCATTAAAGGCAATCATATCGCCTTTTTTAGGGCTTCCGTTTTTCTTGTCTGCTTCTGATATACTTACCAAGTCAATAGGTAATCCTTCAACCCAAGGCGTCATTTCTTGTAAATATTTCTTTTTGTAAAATGCCATTTTCTTCTTCTCCATTAATGTGGTGCTAGCAATTCACTGCTAACAACCGTAATTAAAATCTGACCAGCTAAAGCTGGCAGTTTATTACATGGTTATATTGCCTAATCTAAATCTTTTGTTTCTTCGCAATTAACACATTCGTAATACTGTATTTGTTCGCACCCAA